ATCACGTAGACCGCGTCCTCGTCGCCTTCCGGCACGCACACCACCGACTCAAACGTGCCGTCGGTCGTGGTGTGCTGGTGCCACGCCCCGACCTGCTCCTCCGGGACGTAGGTCAGGCCCAGGAGCTTGCCCGAGCTCGAGACACACCACACGATCGGCAGAGGGGCCTTTTGATAGGCCATGTCTTTGATCGCTAGATCGTCAAACAGGTGAGAGGCTCGAATGCTCAGGTCGCCGGTCAGGTAGCCCAACACGGAAGCGTTGTAGCCGAGCTCGCGAACGTGACCGCCTCGAGCTGCCGAGAACACTACCGTGTTGTTCACGAGGGCCGGCTGCGGGTAGCTCGCGCCGACGAAGCTCTGCGGCCTCACCGACACCGAAGACGGCGTCAGGATGTCGTCGTTCGCCGGCGTCACCTGATACTCAGTCGAGTCGGTGAGCAGCATCAGCTGCGCGATTGGCACGATGTGACGGACCCGGCTTTGCTCGCGCGCCGCGATGCGGAAGTAGATCCGGTCGGAGTCGACCGTGGGGATCGAGTAGGACATGTCCGACTCGGTCCCGCTCGCAGACATGAACACGTCTTGCGGTTGGGACGCGCTGCCGCCAAACAGTCTGCGCCCCTCAAAGTAGGTTGTCGCGCCGGGGAACAGGCCCGCGACCGCTGTGTGGACGCCGCTGTCTGATCCTGTGATGTTGACCGGGTCTTCCGACGTAGCTGTCTCAGCAATCTGGAAGGTGTCGTCTCCGGGGTTGATGACGTAGTAGGTCTGGCCTTCGACAGGTCCGGGCAAGTAGTCCGAGGTCTCGAAGACCACCGGCGTGCCAGCTTCTAGGCCGTGGTCTTGCCAGCTGACGAAGTCACCGTCCGCGTCGAACGTGACCGTCGCCGTCTTCCGCATGGCGTCGTCGACAATCGGCGGCGCGACCGCAAGGTCGGGGCCGATGTTGTCGTCCTTGAACGTGGTCTCGTCGGTCTCGCCGATGAACCCGTAGATGCCACTGAGCCTCTTGTAGACGCGGTAGCGGGTCGCAGTTGGCGACCCCGTCCACGACATTCGGTTGAACGACCCCGGCACGTCGAGGAGGTTGCTGATCGTCAGTGGTTCGCTGGGCTCAGACTCTTCGTTGTTTGCGTCGATTGACGTGACGACGTAGGTGTTGTCGGCTTCTTCGTTGACGGATGCGATGCGAAGCTTGGTGTTTTCGCCAGCAAGAAAAGCAAGGGTTGGGTAGCTGGTTACTGATGAATCCCACTGCATCGGGATCGACGAAACCGTGTCGACAATCGGGGCACAGATCGCGCCGTCAGCAGTCAGGATCTGGCTTCTTTGGATTGACGTTCCATCGACATTTCGAACGTAGACTTGCAGTTGCGGATCTTCGCTGCTGTCGACATAGGCGACTTCGTAGTAGCCGGGCTCTACGCGAAGGACTGACTGGCTTGTGCCAGACACATCCACGGATTGAGGCACGTCTGACCCGCTCAGATAAACCACGTCGCCTTCGCTGTAGAACCCTTCGTTCGCAGCAAGAATCGTCCCTCCTGAGGGTGTCGTGTCGTTGCTGAAGACCAGCCGCAGCAAGAGTCCTTCTTCGCTTGAGTTGTAGTAGTAGGACGGAGGATTGAGGTGATCGGAGACCCCTTTGAACTGATACCCGTAAACCGAGGTGACCTGACCTGGGTTTGCCTCAGTTTCTTGCAGAGCCGTAGGCGGCGGCGTCGCGGCTTTGAATGTGATCTGCCGGGTCTCCCAGGTGTAGGACCCCAGCCGGCGCAGCTCCGACGCTGGCTTGAGCCGGCTACACATGGTCAGCACGTCGTTGCTCTGCGTGGTCGAGATCTCCGGCAGCTCGGCCTCGGTGTAGTCGTGAGCAACCTCGAGGTAGGTCGCGCCGTTTGCTACGCAATACGAGTTGAACGTCCCGGTGAGGTCGATGGCAGTCCCGTAAGGCGTTAGGGACAGCTTGAAGTCGTCGGTGGCGACGCCGGAGACGTAGTAGGTCTTGTCGAGCTCAAGGTTGCCCAGCAACACCGACAGCTCGCCGATCGAGGTCTTCTCGGCCTTGGTGAACACAACAGGGTCGGCCTCGGACAGCCCGTGAGCCGGCCACGTCACCTTGTCTGTGCTAGCGTCAAAGTAGACGCCACCCCTCATCATTACACCGCCAGCGGCGAACGGGCTTGCGATGGCAATTGCGCCGTTACCAACCGATGTCTCGAGCTCGAACGAGTCTGCAGTCTTGTTGAGCACGTAGTAGGTCGTGCCGGTTGTGATGGTGTCGGTGCCGCTGACGCCGACAAAGCCCTGCACCAAGGTGACCGCTTGACCATCCTCGAGTCCATGAGCGATAGCGTCGACTTGCAGGTATCCCCCAGCTGTTCGAGAGATGCTGACCGGGAAGTTTCCGCCGGTCGACTTGCCCGGTTGCTCGCGCCAGTAGTCGGCAGAGTCGGCGGCGGTTCGAACGCCAGGGACGCGAGTGTTCGACTGGTTGTGCGCCACGCGGGTCAGGTGGGCGCTTCGATCGAGCAGCGGCTTGCGAAGGTAGTAGCTCTTGCCTTGATACGAATCGATCTGGCCGGCGCTGGTGATCTTGTGGATCCGCCGTTCGCCTTGGCCCAAGAAGAGCATGCCAGTCCCTTCTCCGGCAGATGCTTGGCCTGGAGAAGAGGAGAGCTGAAACGCCCCCAGCTTGAACGATGTGCCACCGGTCACCCAATAGCTTCTGCCGACGTAGAACTGCCGGCCAGGGTCGTTCCCGTAGGGCATCGCGCACATCGCAGACCCACCAGAAACCGTCGACCCCGTGTAGCCTGTAGCGCCGCTCCCGTGAGGCGCACCGTTGCGCGTCTCGCTGATTTGGAAGATGGGGTCGCCGCCGCTCGTCGAGTCGTTCTTGATGATGTAGTAAGGCCGACCTTCCTTGATGTTGGGCGGGAGGTCTGCGCCAAAGAACATCACCTGCTGACCAAGGTAGTCAGGGTCTCGAGAGAGACCAGAAGTGCTTGGCGCAGTGCTCGTGCCTACTTGCGCGAGCAACTTGAAGTAACTTCCGTCAAAGCCGACGTGCGATGTGCTGTAAGGCTCCATGGTCAGGAACACTTCGTCGCCGGATTTCAGGTTGTGCCCTCTTCGCCCGGTGTTGTAGTGCGTGCTGAACCAGTAATCGTCTGGTGTGTTGTGGCTTCCGTTGCCGCCGGCGCGCGTCAGGTCGTAGCCCCGGAACGCCACCTCAAAGCCCTGCTCAGAGACATTGATTTGAGTCCCGCTTGAGTCCTCGATTGTGAACGTATTCGCAGTCTTAGACCTGACAAAGTATTGACTGCCATGCACAAGCTGCGGCGACGAGGCCGGCACGCTAGTGGCAAGCAGCTGCAACTGATCGCCGACCTGCAAGCCGTGGTCGGTTAGCGTGAACGTGCCCGGAGCTCCAGCGGCGACCGTCACATGCACCAGATCTCGAGGGATCACGACTGGACTCGTGTAGAACTCGTCCTTGACCCCGTAGAGCAGCGTGTTGCCCTCGCTGTGGAAGCGGAAGTAGCCGGCGTCGAGCCCACCAATCGTGGCCCTGCCGGCCTCTACGACCAGAGACTGGTTCTGGCTGAACACGAACGGGAACAGGAACGGCGACCCCGAGCTCTTGGTCTGCCGCACCAGCTTTGTGCCTGACCGACGAGCTGCCGACCCCGTAGGCCGAGGGATCATGTTGAGTAGCGTCTCAGCTCCGGCTTGGAACTGGATGTCGTCCATCCGCCCGAACATCTCCGGCGACATCTCGCCGCCGGCGAACGAGCGCGTCAGCGTCTTACGTTGTCTGGTCATCGGTGCGCGATGTGATCAGGAACGAACCCGAACGGCCTGTGCGAATCGACGGGTCGTTGCTGGTTCGCATCGCTCGCCGAAGCCTGCTTCACGTAGCCAGCAGTCTTCTGGAGCAGCACCGCCGACACCTTCTCGCCCTGGTCGCCCTTGATCAGCACGCCGGCGATCATGGAGCCCAGGTAGCACGACAGAGCCGAGCAGAACGCTCTCGAGTATTGCTCGGCGTCGACCACGCGCGCGACGTATTGCAGCGTGGCGAAGGTTTGGTTGGTGAAGATGTAGCGGTGCCCGAAGGGCGACTGCTCGACCTGGAACGGCATCGGGTCAAGCTCGATGTGCGACAGCACCGGCAGCAGGTCGTCGGGCTCGATCACGACGCCGCCGTCGCCGCTCGGCGAGCGCGCGACCACGACCTTGCTCAGAGCAGCAACGTCTGCTGGCAGGTCCGTCTTGGTTGCCCTGCCGTCGTTGCCGGCGAAGGTGTCCGAGTAGCTCGAGCTCGTGACCTGCAAGTGGTCGAAGGTCTTCGGATCCTCAACAGGTGGCAAGATCTTGAACGCATTCAGCGCCTCTTCAGGCATGACGTAGCAGCTGTTGAAGTGCTGATATGCCGTCATCTCTGGGCGCTGGATCGAGACCAGCTGCCGGCGTCGAAGGGCAAAGCCCCACTGCCGCATCTGCAACAGGCTGTCTCGAGCCTCGGGCAGGAACTTCTTGCAGAGCGCCGCCTGCTCGCTCCCGTCGTCAAGCGAGGTGATCTGTCCGGCGTCGCCGACGAACGACAGCGCGATGTTGCAGATGTCGATCAGCCGCGTCTGCGACGTAGCGAGAGCCGTCGACCCGTAGGCCAGTCCGTGGTTGATCAGAATCCCCAGCTTGTCGCTGATGCGAGCGCCGAGCTCGGCCTCGCCGACGCCGTTGTAGACGCTAGCGTCGCCGGTGAAGCGCGGGAGGTCGTCGACCTTGACCGAAGCCCCGAAGTCGTCTGCCGCCGAGTTCTCTTCGATCGCCGAGTTCACCAGACTGTCGGTGTCGGCGTTGATCGCCTCCGACCCGCCGCCCAGCTCCGCGAGCTTGGTGTAGGTGCCGTCGATTGAGTAGGGCAGGTAGGGGATACGAGGCTGGACGTAGGGGATCTCTGCGCCGTTGGCGTAGGGGTTGAACCCGAGCGTGTTGATCAGGCTTCGAAGCGAGTGGATGAATCCCTTGAGCGTGCGCCCGTAGTGCTCCCTCGAGCTCGTGTTGAGCGCGTCAGACTGCCCCTGGGACAGCACAATGCCCAAACAGCGCGCGGTCTTGGTAGAGGACTCTGCCTTGAGAGCCTTCGGCAGAACGTCTCTCAGGAGCTTGTCGAGCCTCTGGTAGATCGACGTGGTGACGTTGGTCGCCCAAGTGCTGTGGTTTTCGTTGTTCCACCAGCCGACCTTGCCGTCGAAGCCGGTCAGGTTGCTGTCGTTGCTCGGAGCCAGCGAGCTCTCGTTGATCCCCAGATGCACGACGTTGATGCGCTTGCCGGTCGCTGCCGACAGGCGCGAGGCCGCGACCAGGATGTCGCCGAACTTGTCGCCCTGGGCGCTGCCCAGGATGTTTCGGGGCCGGCAGTGAACATTGGCCCCGATCGTCGATGCCGCGTAGGGCATCATGTCGTTGTTAGCGTAGGTGAAGCCCTCGCCCGGCAGGTAGGCGTAGGGGCTGTCTTCGTGGTGGGGCACCCAGGCCGTGTAGCGTTTGATCTGGTTGCTGTTGGACGGGTGCCCGTCACCCATCGTGGTTCCCACGGTGAAGGTAGTCGCGGTGCTGGCCGTGATAGGTGCCCAGGTCCGGTGAGCTGTTCCGCCGCCGTGGTCCCAGTCCGCGATCAAGTAACCGCCCTCGAGCACGCCCGCCGTGATGGCCCTATCGAAGGTCCAGGTCGATCCGCTGATGTTGGTGATCGGGTGAGTCGTGCTGCCGGCAGAGTCGCCCACGTCGCTGATCCCGTAGCCCCGGATCCCCTCGTGGAACGTGAGCGGAAGCAGCAGCCCCAACTCCTCGAACGAGGCCACCCCCGAGGTGCCGTCGTAGGGGGCCGGCATCGTGAGCGACTTGCCGCCGTTGCCGAACAGCTCCCCCGCCGTGGGGTAGGGCACGTCCCGGCTCGTGGTGCTGTCAGACCGCTCGACCGGCTGGTAGGGGGTCAGCACCCGCACCTGCGGGTAGCTGCTCCACTTCCGGTTCTCGCGCACGATGTAGCCCGACACCGTGCCGGCGGTTGCCGCAGCGGTCCAGGTCACCGTGATGTTGCCGCTGCCGGTGCCACCAACGCCGACATCGATCGCGTCGTGCGATTGGATCACGCCGTAGCCGGCGAGCAGCGCCGACTTCGTCCCCAGGCGCAGCGTGGCGTTGGCGAACTGGTTCGCTTTCAGCGACTTGTTGACCGTGACGAGGAAGGTCTTGGTGGTGCCAGCCGTTGAGCCGGAAGGCACCACCACGTTGGTCAGGTCGACGCCGTCGAGCGCCTGCTCGAACTCAGGGAAGAGCTTGTAGCCTTCGGCCTTGGTCCCCCAGGGCCGCGCGTTGGTCTCTCCAACCCAGACGATGAAATACTCGTGAGCATCGGACAGATCCGCAGCGTGTCTCAGCATGGCTACTCTTCAGTGGTTTCGAGCTTCGGCGCTGCCTTCTTTGCGACCTTCTTCGCGACCTTTCGGGTCGGCTTCTCAACCGGCTTCTCTTCCTCAACCAGCTCCAGAACGCCAGGGCTGAGGGCGCGACCATCAGGAAGGTCGAACTCGGCTCCGGGCTCTCGGAGCCCGCCGCCGACGAAGCACTTCACGAGAGCTCGGACGCGCATCAGAGGATTTCACTCCGGCCAGGGTAGACGTTGATCGCGTTGGCCTTGCCGGCGATGTCCTTGATGATCCGAGCTTCGACTGCCCCTGTGGCAAAGCCGATCGACTCGGAGCTGTTCGGGACGTGAATGATCGGCCCCATGTAGCGCATGGCGTGGAACGCGGTCAGAGTTGCCGCTGAGGTCGTGTTCGGCCAGTCGCCGGCGGTTGCCTCCATCACGTCTTCCCACGCGGGGATCGGCAGGTGAAAGGTCTTTCCGGCGGTGAGCTCCGAGGCTTCGTAGCCGATGACGTTGCCGGTGATCGTCCCGGCAGTCAGAGCCAGGACATGTGACGACCCAGCCAAGGTGGCCGCGTCATCGACTGCGACGCCGAACTGCGCGAGCGGAGCTCCGCTGTCGATGGTGAACGCCGTCGTGACCTCGAACTGCATGTAGAGCCGTTCGCCGGTCCCGAACAGCGGCGGGACGCCGTCGTTGCCGTCGAGAAGATCGAAAGAACCTGTCGGGAACGTCGTAGCGGTGCCGGAACTTACGGCGACCGACAGCTGAGTTGCGTAGTCGTAGATCATGAGGTGGTTCCTGTGTTGCGCGGCTGGCCGAAGCCAGCCGCTGGATCACTAGAGGATCGTAGACCCCGAGGCGAAGAAGCCGTGCTTCGGATTGCTCTGGATGTCAGTCGTCAGGTAGGCCGTCGTCGTCATCGTCGTCGGTTGGGTGCTGTGGTCGTAGCGGATGCCCAGGTATCGGTTGCCCGTGTTCTGGACATTGATGGCCGCGTCTTCCT